TGCCGAGTATATAGGAAAGTATATATCCTTCGCGGGCATCGGTAAGTAAATCTTGATTGCCGCCGGTGAGGATGATGTTATTTAATGCGTCCTCATAGGATTCAAGACGAAGATATTTGAAGGCGTGTGAGATGCCTTTGCGGGAGACAGGTTTACCATCTCGCCATTCATCTGAATATACAACTTTTTCAACGCGCAGCTTTGTGGTTGTATCAAAGTAATCCCCCATCTCAACGAGGATGTATTTTAGATTGCTATTATTTTTGCGATTCAAATTAATAATTGCATGGCCTGTAGTGCCTGAGCCAGCAAAAAAATCAAGAGTTAGATCGGGGCTGTTTGCAGAAATAAGTGTTTCATATAAAGAAACGGGATGAGCGTATGGAAACTCCAAACCCAATTTATCCAAGTCCGCTTTGCCGCTATTACCATTTTCAATTACGGAAGCAATTTGCCGCGTGGCATCTTCAGATAACATTACAATTTTTTGAGGTTGTGTAGTTTCATCTTTGCCAAAAACAATAATCCCAGCATTTATTAATTCTTTCAGTGTTTCCGGGGTACGTGACCAACCACTTGATGGAACAGGGCATGGCTTTCCAGTAATGGGGTGAATTAATGGAATATAGTATTTGGAGTCTGTTCTTTTTTCTGGTGCTCCCATAGCAACTAAACGATAGATATTTCCATCATCATCCAGCAGATGATAGGCTTTGTCCCCTCCAGAAAACTTTTCATCTTTTGATACCATTTGGGCAAATGCGGCTCGTGATGCTGCATTCACGCCATTATTATTTTGAATTGCGATCTGTGCATACTCCTTGAGCTTCTGTATATTATCATTTTTTGCGTAAATCATACCATTATAATTAGAACGATATATTACATATTCATGTTGAGTAGCAACACCCTTTCTACCAAGCATCGGATTTAGCTTGTTCCAGACTATTGTTCCAACGCTTGGAAATGTGTATTCATCAAAAATCTTAAACAGCAACTCATACTCATTTTCGTCAATATGGCACCTAAATGCTCCACTGTCTTCTTCAAGCAAGCTATATGCCAACCCAATACGGTCATACATCATGCTCGCCCAGCTTGAATGGCGATAATTATTCTTGTACAAAAATCCACTTGTATCTGTATTATATGGAGGATCTATGTGAACAGCAGAGATTTTCCTTTTGTATCGTTGTTGTAAAAAGCGTAATGCCTGATAATTCTCGCTGTGTATCATCAGCCCATCCAGTTTCTCGTCCAAACCGTCAATACTGTCAACGAGGCGCTCCTTAAACTCCTTGCCGAAGAAAGCCGTGTCCAGCACAAGGAACGGATTCTGTTTCAAAAACTCTACCGTGAGAGGCACGGAATAAGTCAGAGTCGGAGCGTCAAAAAGGTCACCATCAGCAGCAGCAATTTCATCAATGGCGAAAAGACGCACCCATTCCTCGCGCTGCGCATCGTTGGCAGCTATTTCGGGATACATCGCTTCCGGTACGCGGTCAAGCGTGATGCAGTAATTCGTCTCAACGACGAATTTCTTCTTCAAATAGAGTTTCTTCTGAAAATCTTCAATCTGGGCAAGAAAGGTAATAATCTTACGCGCAATTTTACGGATAACCTTTGCTTTTGTCAGATACTCCTTTGTTTTCGTCTCATCCTGCTCGTCAATATCGTCAAGAAAAATAACATCGTTCTTGATATAGAAATCAAGCTCGCGGCGCAGGAATTTACACAAATCTTTATGGATGAAGTAGTCAAAGGTGTTGCGGGCGGTATATCGGTTTAGCTGACGCTCCAGCAGCGTTTTTCCATCCGCGATTGTCATGACAGCAGAAAACGGCATATACTCCGCTTGCGTCTGCACGGCGGCAAAAGCGGCGACAATATCAGCAATATGCTTCGCCTGCGCCGTCTTGTCACTGTACTCTGATGGTTTGTATTCAATATAAATATACAGTTCGCCGTCAATGACTTCGAACGGTTTATCTGTATATAGCTGGAAGAAGCGCTTTACATTCGCTTTGTTATTATCGCGTTCGGTTTCAGCCTCGACAAGTTTAAAGCGGATCGTCTCGCCGTACATGGTTTTGAATACATAATCGGTGAAGTACTCGCTTGTTTTAATATAGTATTGGTCGGCATTCGCCCAGTGCAGCTTGACTTCCTCGCCTTCATAGGGAATGGCATACACGCCATCCTTATAACGGCGCTGGGATATAAAATCGCCATCGTCATAGTAGCGTGAAAAGAAATTCGTCAGATGATTATATACATCCGCCTCCATAGCGGTGATATCGACGCTTCCGGCAATGGCTTTTCTCTTTTCCTCAAGCTCAGCGACGGCGGCAGCTTTTATGGCATCGGAAAGAGGTGCAGCTTTTGTATCTGCGATTTGCTTATCTATGGCGGCTATTTCCGCAGAGGCATCAAGCCCCGCAAGCTCCTTCAAACCATCGGTAATCTGAGCAGGTAAATCCTCTTCAATAAATCTGTTAACCTCATCGCGCTTCATGCGCATAATGCGATAAATACCGAAATCAAGGTCGGCTTGATCAAACTGGAACATATCCCGTAGGATACCAATTAACTTTTTTTGATTCTCTGTCATTTCGTAGTACCTTCCTTCCCGTCGTCTGGGGAAACAATATCATCGGGGACAATTTCCATAATATCGCCGATATCGCAATGGAGCGCCGTGCAGATTTTCAGCAGCACCGAAGTGTTCACATTTCCATCGTTGCCGAGCTTCGCAACGGAGGTGGGGCTGATGTCGCTCATCTGACAGAGCGTCTTTTTATTTATTTCCTTATCAATCAGTAGTTTCCACAGCTTCTTGTAGGTGAATCGCATGGTATAACCTCCTGCTTTTTTACTGCACATATCAGATTACATCATTCAGAAAACCGTAACGTCCTTCTTCACGTCCTTTTACGAATTTTGTGACGGTTGCTCCGGCTTCTTCATATTGCAGGTGTGGAATATGGTCTAAATTCTCTATTACAATCAATTGTCCCTCATCCTGATGATTGATGAAGTATTGGAATAGTGCTGTGCGCATACTCTCCGGGGCGGTCTCATCTAATCCTTCATCAAAACCGTGTAACGGCGTATCGATGATATACATACGCGGACTATATTTTGAATAGGCAGCAAAGTATTTCCGCAGCATCAGCATGACAATTGCGTTAAGGTAAGCACGATACCCTTTGCCGTGACTACTGTCTTTGCTTTCACCGTTTACCTCAATATCGAAAATGCTCATATCAAACCGTGCGCTTGTCAAGTTTTCATACTTGCATTCTTTCAGGATTTCCTCCGCAAACTCTGTCATCATCGTTTGGAAACTATCATCGAAGTATTCCTTGGGATGGTATTCCAGCTTGTCGTCATCCTCGCTTATATCGTATGTACCAAGGTCGATCGCAAAAGTCTGCGCATAGGATGCAATCAAGCTCATTTCATCGTTGATACGGTTATATGCCTTGAAAGCAGTGATTGATTCACTCAATGCGGCGGCTTTCGGACGGAGTTCCTCTTCAATCAAAGCATCAATATCTGTTTGCTTTCTTCGCAATTCAGTCAATTTATCGGTGATTTCAGTCTTTTCCTCAAATACATCCTTTTCCGCGCTAATCAAGCCATCAAGTTGAGCGGCGATTCTGGATAGCTCGGCTTTCGCAGATGCAACATAGGATTCCCGCCCACGAGGGGTGATTTTTCCGTCACAGAATGGACAGGTGGCAGGTGCTGGGACATGGTGCATTTCTTCCTCGCCATCAACGATAAAGGACAGCCTCTTTATATCAGCCGAATACTGATCTCTTAATTTCTTAAACCGCGAAATCAGAACATCGCATTCGACATCGCGCTCTTCCGTCTCCACTATTGCGCCTAAAAGTGTCTTGCTTTCTGATAAGGCGCCGGCAATATTTCTTTCGGCAGTTTCAAGGGATGCTACCATCTCAGCAATTTTCGCATCTACATCGACATCCCCAAAAACTTCAAGTTCTTTTCCGAGTTCCTCGCGGCGCTTTGCCGCGTCTTGGATTTTACTGTTTACATACTCGGTGACAGCTTTTCTCCTCGCCTGACGGATCTCTTTCTTTGTTTTTGCATCAGTTTCCGAAAAGTCCCTGCCCGTTAAAAGAAAAAGAAGCGATGAGAGTACATATGTGTTCTCGTAATAACTGTGCTGCGGGATGATTATCGATTCAGACGTTCCAACCCTATCTTCATCTAGGTAGAACAGGCGCAGGAGCGTCTTCCATGTCAAGCGTTTCTTCTCAAACACCGAGTTTTTGACAACCATCGGCTCTGTGTCGCCGTCAATTCCCATGAGCTTCAACCAGATCGTATTAAGGACAGGATGCTTTTGCTTTTTCTTAAACTCTATATCATATGTGTCGCTCTCTATCCCTTTAATTTCGCTGGTTACAGATGCCGTGTTTTTCCCAACCGTTCTATCAATGGTCAGTTCTTTGCCATCATATGTGGATATAGTCATGACCACACGATCATAGCCTGAGGATTCTTTGAACGGCTTTTTCGTTGACCCACCAAACGCAAAGTCTATGCATTTGGCAACGCACGTTTTTCCTGTATTGGAATGCCCTTCAATGATATTGAGCTTCGGGCCAAAGGAAACGATAGCATCGGCTTTGGTAGGGCTTTTCGCCACTATTCTTTTGACATAAAATCCACGCATAATAGCTCTACCTCCTCAATGCTTTCGTTGACTCGCGGGTAATCAACGCTAATAACTCTACATCATCTGTGTTTCGCAGGGCTTCAATGGTCTTTCGTGCGAGTGCTCTGTATTCTTCTGCGTATTCGGAATTTAAGCTTTTATAGAAATCAATACCATTTTTTGTTAGAGTATATTTGAAGCCACTACGATCTCTGCGCACGGTCAACAGCCCGTCAATAATCATGCTCTTCAAGGCTTTTGCAATAATCTCACGTCGCACAGTAAACTCGCTGAAGCCAAAGTCGTTTTCTCCATTTAAGGCTCGGTCTGATAGATTAAAAGAACTGCTGTAAATCGTGATGAAATCGTAAGCGGCGGCGCGATCAGCGGTCATCGCATCGTTGGATACACCAAACAGTAGAGTCATTCGCAGAGATATTTCAAATGTAGTATTGAATACATCACGCATCGACATCAACCCACGACTTTATTTTGCCGTCATTCACCAAGATATGGCAAATGCCTCTTCTCACCATGTTCTTTATCAAATTCGTAGTTCTGGCTAGTGTTACGGCATCAAGCGGCATGGTTATCATTTTATCAATGACAGCTTGGAGGCGCTTATATCCGTTGTTGTAATCCTGATAATAAGTGTTTTCTATACCGTCATATGCCTCGCTTTTTAACGCATTAAACTGATCTTCTCCATTTGCATACACTTCACGCACGGAGCGTTGCACGCTCTCGGCAGCAAAATATGCTTTTCTCTGAGAAACAAAGTCGTTGTGATACCTATTTGGCAGCTTGTCGAGGTCATTTGGTGTAATGATCATAGAAAGCGCATCTGCGTATGCGTCACATAAGGCATTTAGATAGGGTAATTCATGAGCAGCAAACTCCTCCTCCGGCATCAGCTGGATGGGGAGTTTTATTTTTTCGTCTGCTATATGAATGATTCCATCTTGCACATAGACCGATGTCAACGGTACTTCAGGCAAAGGCTGACCGTACTTGTCTACATGAACTAGGTCGGAAGCAACAATGGAATTTCGCCCTGCCGCCATTGCTTCAATCAGTTTATAGAACAACATCGCACATACTTCATCAACATTATCTATTGTCGCTGACACAGCATAACCATCCAAAGCATTCACTAGGTTTATTCTCGCGTCGATGTCGACACTTTGGAATTCATCAACAAATTTCTCTTTACTGAAAAGGCTTAATAAACGACGTGAATCGCTATCAGAGATTTTTCGTCCATTGTCGCCTTTGTATAGTTTGTGAAGCAGATTCTGCGATTTCCCGGATAGCGGATTGTAACTGTCCGCATCGTCTGCCTTTTCTTCTGCATCGTTCGCAGGCTCGCGAATGATTAAGTTTGTAATGTACAAGACATAGTCCTGCTTTGTTACATCACATCCGATATACGAATGCATCAGCTGCAAAAAATCGCTAAAAGTCATTGCGCGGCCTCCTTATTTTGATAATGTACATCCGATGTACAACCACGTCCGCTGATGTAAAGCTTACAGACTGCCGGATTTATTACAATAGAGATATAAAAAGACTCATAGCAAGCGCCGGTAAAAGCGCTCACAATGAGCCACTTTTATAGATTATACCACAGGTATTCGCAAAAGTCAATATACTTTGGCGATCGCGAAATATATTTGTTTGCCGCATTTCAATGTTTGCGAACGCCTGATGGTATAGATGCTGAGTTGCGCGACTGCTGGCCACAGTCGTTCCAGCACAACACAGCACACAACTTAATACAACAGCTGACCACTGGAAGGAAGGCTGCATCCGAAACGGAGTCATCCGTTGAGGCTGCGGTATGGTATCTTATTGCCATTTTCGGTCAGCTGCCACAGACCTCCGTTTCGAGACAACGATACGGAGGTCATTTTATGAAGATTCAATGGAAATTTGCAGACGGAACAACCTCGGAGGTCGAGGTCAACGAGGAGCTTGGCACATTTATTACGGCATCGCGGCGCGAGGAGGACAACCTTAGTCGCAAGGAACGGTATCACTGCTATTCGCTGGACGCCATCCTCTTTGAGGGCAAGGAGTATGGGGACAACCACACTCCCGAAACGGAAATGGAGATAGCGGAAAGAAACAAGCGACTCTATAACGCCATGAAAACGCTGACAGCGGTACAGCAAAGGCGTTTGCTGATGCTTGCGGACGGGCTGTCAATGCGTGAAATCGCGCGTCTTGAGAGTGTCGATCACCGAGCCATACGCGAATCAATCGAAGCCGCAAGAAAGAAATTTAAAAAGAATTTCTAAAACACCTCCCCAAAACACCCTTCATTTCTCCGTATGCCGAGGGACACACAAAACCGTCCCTCGGAAAGGACGGATGAAAAATGAAGCACGATTTGAAGATCAACGTTTCCAAGAAGCCCACCGAAGACGGCGTCGTCAGATACAAGCGCGTAGCGCTTCGGGAACGGTTGCTCCGTTACCTGTTCGGCGAAAAGCGTCGGGTAATGGTCATCGTCCCCGGCGACACCGTAGAGAGCGTTTCCATCACGGAATTGCCCGGAGGTGACGAGCACCGATGAAAAAAGACACTGCTCCGCTGCTTCCAATGCCGATCAAGGCAAAGCCCTACGCGCATCAGGTCGCCGCTTTCAATTTTGTTTGCGAGCTGTTCGGTCTGGTTTCGACGGGAGGTGATCCCGATGACAAAGGTCACGGTGAAATGCGCCCTGTGCGGGAAAGCATTCCAGCGGTCGGAAAGCCAAATCCGTGAAAACAACTTCTGCTGTCGGGAGCATTTTTACAAATGGAACTCGCAGCGCATGACCGAGTACAACCGCACGGATAACCCCATGAACAAGCCTGGCGGCGTAATGGAGTCGCGTGTTAAGCGGAGTCGCAAGCTCCGTGGCACCGGCGAAGGAAAGGCGTATCCCAAGCTGCTCGGCAAACACGCGCACCGTAGAATTGCCGAAGCCATACTCGGCAGACCGCTCAAAAAGGGCGAGGTTGTCCACCACATTGATGGCAATAAGCTCAACAACGACCCCGCAAACCTTGAGGTGCTCCCGTCACAGTCGGAGCATTGCAAAGTACACGGTTTCGGGAAGAAGAAAGGCAGGTGATGTAAATGAATATTTCCAGAAGTCAGGGCGTCGCTCTCTTAATGGAAATGGGTTAGCACCGGGAAAACGCTGGTGTCCATCGCCGCAGCAGGTGCGCTGTATAACGCCGGACGCATCAAACGAGCACTGGTCGTAGCACCGTTGTCGGTCGTCGGCGTATGGGACGAGGAGTTCGGTAAGTTTGCCGCCTTTGATTATACCCTCGCCGTGCTCAAGGGCAGCGGCGAGAAGAAGGCAGATACGCTCCGGCACATGACCGGCGACGCGCTGCAGGTGGCTGTCGTCAACTACGAATCGGCGTGGCGCTTGGAGAAGGAGCTCGCGGTATGGCATCCCGACCTGATCATCGCCGACGAGGGGCACAAAATCAAGACGCACAACATCTCGGCGTCCAAGGCGATGCACCGGCTGGGCGCAGCGGCAAAATACCGGCTGCTGCTGACGGGAACGCCGGTCACGAACAAGGCAATCGACGTCTTCTCCCAGTACAAGTTCCTCGACCCGCGCATCTTCGGACAGTCGTTTTACAGCTTCCGCAACACCTATTTTTACATGACCGGCTACGGCAATCACACGCCGGTGCTCAAAAAGTCGATGGAGCCGGAGTTGACCCGCCGTATGCACAGCATCGCGTTTCGGGCGACAAAGAAGGACTGCCTTGACCTGCCGGAAACGACCGACATCATCCGCAAGGTCGAGCTGGAGCCGAGAGCGGTGAAGCTCTACCAAAGTCTCGTGCAGGAGAGCTACGCCGAGCTATCCGAGGGCGAGGTCACCATTACCAATGTGCTCACCAAGCTGCTGCGGCTATCGCAGCTCACGGGCGGCTTCATCGGTAGCGACGAGAGCAGCGCCGCCGAACAGGTATCAAGGGCAAAGCTCGACGTTCTGGAGGACATCCTCGACGCGGCAATCGAGGAAAATCGCAAGCTCGTCGTTATCGCCCGCTTCGTGCCGGAGCTTGACGCGATCTGCGCCATGCTCGAAAAGAAGCGCGTCAACTATTCGCTCATCAAGGGCGGCGTAAAAGACCGCGACGAACAGGTATCCCGCTTCCAGAACGACCCCGATGTCCCCGTTTTTGTCGGGCAGATCGCAACCGCCGGTCTGGGGCTGACGCTCACGGCGGCAAGCACGATGGTCTTTTACTCGCTGGATTACAGCATGAGCAACTTCGAGCAGTGCAAAGCCCGTATTCACCGCGCCGGTCAGCGGATGCCATGTACCTATATTTATCTTACCGCGCAGGGCACGGTCGATGAGAAGGTGTTCAAAGCCCTGAAGAACAAGGCGAACCTTGCCAAGACGCTGGTCGACGATTATCGCTACGGCAACAACCCATTTATGTAAAGGAGCATATCACAATGGACAATTCCGAAAAAATGTTTGAACTCGCAGACCGGCTTAAGGCTCTGCGGGACGAGAAAAAAGACGCCGAGCAGCGCGTGAAGGAGTTAAACGCCGCACTCGACGAAACCGACGCTGCTCTGGCGCAGCTCATGACCGATACCGAAACGCAGAACTTTACCCGCTCCGGCACGATGTTCTGTCTCACCAACACAACCCGCGCTTCGGCGACTGCCGACCGCAAGGACGAGCTCTTTGAGGCGCTTCGCGCAGAGGGCTACGGCGGACTGGTTTACGAGACCGTTAACGCCAACTCCCTCTCGGCTTTCGTGCGGGAGCAGATATCCGAGAACGACGATGTGTTACCCGACTGGCTTGAAGGGCTGGTCAGCGTATTTGAAAAAACGACCGTGGGCGTTCGTAAAGCGCCCCGTAAATAATGAAAGGATGGAATGATACCATGAAAAACGAAAACAAGGCACTTACCACTACGAACAGCGCGTTTATGGCGCTGAAGGACTTCAATCTGAACGACGCGCTCTCCGAGGAGCTTTCCGGCTTGTCCGGCAGCTTTGAGAGAATCAAAATCCCCGCCGGAGGCATGACGGTCTTCGAAATCCCCGGCGAAAACCCCGACAGC